GCGCACACCCTCCAGCGCGTAACGCAACGCGTCGATCAGGTGGTTGTTGAGATCGGTGAGGATCGGCAACACCTTTTCCGTGAGCTTATCTACCTTGTACGAATACAGGGTCAGCTCATCGATCAGGTGCGTGCAGCGCGGATGCACGCGGATATTGTAGCTCTTGAGGAATTCCACGCCCTCATCCACTGAGCCCGCGCCCTTCACCGCGCCCGTGATCTTGGGATAGCCCTTTTTGCGAAGGTAGGAGATCGTCTCAGGGCGCGAGCTGTCCGCGACCATCGGCCACCGCTCGGCGTCAGGGATCGCCAACAGGAACTCCGGCAACTCATCAATCTCCACGTGGAGCTGGTACGCCTCGTAATCCACACAGAGATCCCGGCCCTCGATCCAGCAACGCAGGCCGGCGGAGGGATCAGTGGCGAACCCGAAGTCCAGCCCGTAGCGGAACGTCGCGCCGCTCGGAGCCTCAAGCTCCTCATCGATACGCCAGTTACGGAACACGCGCGCTTCGCTGTTTCGCTGATAGCCGCCAAGCCAGATATGGGCGAACTTCTCCGGGTCGCGGCCTCGATCGTAATTGGCCTCCGCGGCCATTTCCTCGGGGAGCCACGGGTTGTCCCGGTAATTGGCCTCCACGACCGCGCGGCCGCCGGGCAACCGCTCGGAGCCGGGGCCGCGCAACAGCACATCGACGGGATCGGTTGCGTGCCGCGGGTTCCAGGTAAACCACAATTCCGATCCGGGCTTGCGGATCGTCGGGCGGAGCATGTCGAGAGAGCGTTGCGAAAGGGTCTGAGCTTCCTCCACCCACGCGATATCGAACCCCTCCAGCGACTTGATCGTCTCCGCCGTGTGGTTCTGCATACCCTGGAAGATGATCACGCCGCCGTGAGGGCCGCGGATCATCTTGCTACCCACCGTGAACAGGTGAGCCACGCCAAGCTTGATGATCTTGCTCTCAATCAGCTTCTTGACGGAGGTGTCGAGGGACTTTTGCACTTCGCGGATGCAGACGGCATCCGTCTTGACCATCACGCACCGCTCTACGAGGGCTTCGGCGCGCTCGTGGCTCTTACCGGATGCGCGGCCGCCATGCGCGCCCTTGTAGCGGGCAGTTTCGAGGAGCGGCAGGCTCCAGCGCGGCGTGGAGATTACCAGCTCAGTGCCCATTACTCGCTATCGATCGCCTTGGGGTCCACGATCACGCGGCGGATGTGCCGGATCTCCACCGGCTGCTCAGGGTCGCCGACGTGCTCGGTGCGGGTCTGCGCAACCATGCCGAATTGACGCTCCAGAAGGAATTGCGTCATGCGCTCGCTGGGCACGAAACCGGGCTTGTACCCTTCCTCCGGCTTATCGACGTTTTTGAGCACACCATAAGCCTGATCGTAGGCGTGGCCGCGAAGCTTGATCCCCTGGAGAGCCCGCCCGCGCTCGAACTCCGCGGCGTAGTGCGTGCCGATCGTGGAGACGCTTACCCCCATCACCATAGCGATCTCCGCTTGGCTTATCTGGAGCCCGGCCATTCTCTCGACTTGGGCGGCTTTCTCGTCGGTTCGGTCATGGGGTAGGTTCCCGCGGTGTCCCTCGAAAGGCGTGCCAACACGCGATCCCGTCTTGGTCGCTCCGCGCCGATCCTGTCGATTTTCTGGCTCCTCGGTCATACCCCCATATAGGCCGAGACGGCGGGCAAACGAAAGGGGCGGCGTCACACGGACACCGCCCCTCATTGGCTCGTGGTATTACGCGGAAAACCGATCAGCTATACGCGCGCTCGAATACATCCGCCGGGCTCCACGTGATGTATCCGGCGAACCCCGCCACGTTGCCATCCAGCTTGTCCGTGTATTCGATCAGATACCCGGCGTCGGCCTGATCTTCATCGGCCGGCAGTTCCCAGCCGCGGAAACGCACGTAATCGCCGCGCGTCATGGGCCGAGCGTTCACCGTCTTTGTGCCAACATAGGCGGGCATATCGGGCCGACCGGCAACGAGCGCCGCAGCGAGCCGCGCGTGCCGATCGTGGAGACGTTCGCGGAGCAAATACCCCTCCAGCCCCCACAGTTTCGACACGGCGCGCTCGCGGGCAAACTTGCGGCCCAGCTCCTCGTTGAAATTCTCCGGCGAGGCGCACGCGCTTTCCCCGGTGACGGTGAAGCCGTTGATGATCGTGAGGACGCAGATGGTGAGCACGCCGCCGAACACGGCATATTCCTCGCCAGCGATACGAGCGTTGAGGCTTTCGAGCGTCACGCGCGGTGCGACGGCAACAGCGGCCGCGGCGTCGTCGCCAGCCTGTAGGGTGTCGGTCAATGTCAGTCTCCAGAATGTGCGCGGGGCATGGTGTCCCGCGCGGTAGGTGTCAGGCGATCGGCGCGAGCCGTTCGATGTGCTGCGCTAGGCGGGTAAGCTCACGCTCCAGCGAGTTGAGCGCGTCGTGGGCCTCGGCAACCCGACCCGCCGGAACGCCCGACAGCTCGTTGCGGCCCGTGCTTTCCGGTGCCGGAGGGCGCTCGCCGTAGAGGCGATCCGCGATTGTGGTGGCCTGCGCAGTGAGCATGTCCGCGGTGGCGCGCATCTGACTGATACGCTCGATCACCGACGCCATGCTTGCCCGGTCCATCATCGGCTGATCGCTCGCATACCGCGATGCGGATGCCGCCTGCGTCTTTTCGTAATCCATCGTCAACTCCTTTGGTGCCGGGAAACCGCCCGGCGCGGATCAGAGAACCTTGTAGCCCATGATATCGAATTGGGAGGCGGGATTGTCGGGCGCGAGGTGCGTCCATCGGCATCCCTGCCGCCCGTCCGCGGCCCATCCAGGCGGCGTATCCTTGTTGACCGGATCGGCGATCGTGCGGCCGTTGCGGAGAACGACTGCGACCCGCCTGCCCTCCGCCTCGATCGGCATCCGCTCGGTGGTATGGGGCTGGAACCCGGCGGGGAGGTCGCGGAACTTCATTCGAAATCCCAATCGTCATCATCAGACATGAGGGCGATTACGTCGATATCGATGCCACCGGGTGTTTCCATGCGGATGGCGACGACCTCGTACCATTCCACCTCATCAAGCAGCACCCACGAGGGCGAGACGCTCCCGGCCGCGTCCATGGTCCACACGAGCGGCTGCCAGCTCTGGAACTCATCAGCCCAATGCGGCTGCTCCCCGTGCGGCTCCAGCTCCGTCATGCGCTCGTCGGCAATGCGGCGCTCCAACTCGGCGCGGTTCATGATACCTCTCCCCGCTTGCGCAGCTTCACGCGGACGCGATCGACGTAGCTATGCCCCGACATGCCGAGACGATCAGCGATGACACGGACGCCCGGCGGCCTGCCCTCCTGTTTATGCAGCTCGTTGATTGCGTCCCGGATCTGGATCTGGCGCGGTGTCAGAGGCAGGAACGGGCGGAGGATGCGGGGAGGCTTGCGGCTCACGGCTTCACCTCTGCGCGGGCGAGGGCGGTGTCACGAAGCGCAATCGCCTTTGCCCATGCTGCATCAGCTCGACGATCACTGTCACCAACATGGCCGGTCCCGCCCGGTTCATTGTACCACCCTTCGGCAAGGGCACATTCCATATGCTCAACCGCGTCGTCGGTTGCCTGTTGAGCATCGCGCCATGCCTCAAGTGCTGCCCGCAACCGCTCCACCTCTCCCGCCTGATTGGTCGCGGGTACAGGTTCGGGGGATGCTGCAAGCATGGCGCGGTAAATCGCTGTCGGTTCCCAGCCGAGACCATCGCTCTGTGCCATCAGTTCAACAGCGGCAGCCGACGCCATTTCGTCAGTCATTTCGACCGGCACCAGCTTCCAGCCCTCTGCACTCGCGGATGATACAGAGGCGAGGCGGTGGCGGGCGAAGGCTTGGACGGCTTCCTTCTCATCACGCGCGCCGCTGCGGAACGAGACACAGGCCGTCTCGTAATGCCGATCACCCGGACGAATGGAGCGCGTGAAAAGGTACATGGAAAGCCCCGCCTCCCGATCCTCCTGCGCAACCGGCACCGCTTGCTGTTCTGAAGGGTGGACGGTCGCACCGTCATGGATTGCCGAGTGTCCGCCGGCTGCGGTATTGGCCTTGTCAGGCATGGCGAGTTCCTTTCGCTATGTGGGGCGGCTCCGTTTGGCGACGGGCCGCCCGTTTCGTATCTGCCGTCAAACGGCGATTGTCAAATCTCACCGCCGAACAATACCGCCCTTGCCTGCTTTGGCGATCGGCCAATGCGCCGTGCGATCTGTTCGACTGGATCTCCAGCGCGATAACCCAACCACGCTACAAGCTGTTCAGCCAGGGTGAGCCGTTCGTATGCGCGGATCGGCGTCACCGGAGGAACGGGACGCCACAGCCGCACCCCTCCTTCCGAGCCTTGAAGCAGGCGCAACACACATCGGCGTCAGCTTCGGGCTCAAAATCGGGCGCTACAGCCGCAATCGGGCGCGGAAAGGTACTTGGGTAGCCAAGATCCTTCAAATCGTGCCCAGCGGCCGGATTTTCAGGGTTATTAGACCTTCTTAGCCTCCGCTGGAGCCCCATAATCGTCACAGCCTGCGCCGCGTTGCGCTCCGCCAGACAATCCGCGATCCACGTCTTGCGTACCAGCTCCGCAAACATCCCAGCGATTGCCAGCACCAGAACGCTCAGAATTACCGTCATAATATCCATCGTCAGCTCCCGTTTTGTTCGGTTATTCCTCGATCCGCCACACGCGGACCGCAGGGAAGAAATCATTGGCGGCGCACGCCTCAAGCCAAGCAATCGCCGCCTCCAGTGCATCGCCGCGCTCGCCAAACCGTTGCGCGCTCGTCTGGAACCCACCACCGTTGTCGGCCTGGAACGTCCAGGCCACCACTATCATTCGGTCATTTCTCGCCATCGTCAGCTCCTCATTTCAGGGTTGCCTCGCGTGCACGCGCGAGGCTCGGTCATTTTGGGTCAGAAAAACCCTTCTCGTTGTCCAATAAGCTCCTCCGATCGTGTGCGGGGTGAAGGTTTGCCCATTCGCTTAGGCATCCACTCCACGGGGTTGATGATCCGTTGCGCCTGACAGTCGAGCAATGCTTCCATGAGGCGGGGCGCTCCGAAATCTCGGTGCCACTTGCCCATGAGCGATCGAGCATGGCGATCGGGATGGCCAGCGTCTTTGAGGAGCTGGAGCCCGAGGTCAAAAGCCATCTTTTTCGGATCGGCCGCGGCGGCGGCTAAACCGTCAGGTTTAGTATCTGGTTCTGGTTCTGGTTCTGCGTCAGGACTCCCGGCCGTTTTTGGGTTTGAGCCGTCGGGAGTGCTGGCGGGAGTCCCGTCGGGAGTGGCGTCGGGACTCCCGGATTTAGCTGCGTTTGTCTTTGCAGCTCCGGTGCGACCACCGCGCGACTTTTTATCCCAAAGGTCGAACGCTTTTTGAGCCTCGCTCGCGGCGCGCTCATTGCATACCGAGCCATCTTCCGCGCGATGCAGCTTGCCCGCATCCACGAGATCATTGATCAGCTCGCGCCAGTTGGGGATATCGCCGAGCATCAGCGGAAGCTCTGCCGCCGGGCATGGCCTATTCTGGTCCCAAGTGTAGCAACACACGTCGAAATAGACCGATTTGTGCATCCGGCTCATGCGCGCGGTGCCCGCGATCCAATCGGACGGATAGAAACCAACGTAGGAGTGGCGATGGACGGACATTAGCCGCGCACCGCTTGGTATGCGCCGTGGAACTGCCCATTGGCGCTTCCGGTGCGACCGTTGCGGCGTTTCGCGCAAATGAATTTGATGCGTCCGGCCGCGTCAGCCATCGTATTCTCCCATTTGACTAAAAGCCCCTCGTCGCTCGGTTTTTCTTGCGCGAGGTAATATTCGTGACGGTACAGGAACACGACCGCATCAGCATCTTGCTCGATCTGGCCACTGTCGCGCAAATCCGAGAGAACAGGCCGCTTGTCGGGGCGCTTCTCGACATCCCGGCTTAGCTGGGCGAGCGCAAAAACAGCCACGTCGTTATCCTTTGCCATTGCCTTGAGGCGGCGGCTGATCTCGGAAACCGCCTCGTAATTGGATTGCATTTTCTGGTCGGGGCGAAGGAGCTGGAGGTAATCGACCACCACCAGATCTAGCGATTGCCCGCGTGCTGCGAGCCGCCGCCGATACCGGCGCACGATCATATCCAGCCGCCCGAGGGTGAGGCTCCCGGCGTCCACGATATGAAACGGCAAATCGTCCATTTCCACCATGGCATCGCCCATCGCCTGCCGCGCGAGCATCGACGGATCATCCGCGTTAATGTCGCTGTACGACGCGCCAGATTTGCCATCATAGCCGAGATCCGCCGTCATCCGCGCGGCGAGCTCGGTAGCCGACATTTCGAGGCTGACGAACAGCACCCCATGGCCGCGTTTCGCTGCTCCGAGGGCGTAAGAAAGCGCCGCAGCCGTCTTGCCCATTCCGGGACGCCCCGCGCCAATAATGACTTGCTTGGGCCGCATCCCGCCAATGAGTTCATCCAGGGCGGGAAGGTTGCTGGAGGTAACGCTCCGCGTCGGCTTGCCAGCGTTCGCAAGAAGCGCCTCAATCGCCTTCGCACCTGTCACCTCGTTGACAGCGGATGAGCTTTCCGTCGCCGTAGCCATCGCGCCATCAGCCGCGGAGACCACTGATATGATCGGCTCGTTGATGTTCTGAGCAAGGGCAACGGCAGCGGTGAGACCTTCGACCAGCACCCGGCGGCGAGCGAGTTCCGCGATCTGCTTTGCCGCGATCGAGGTATCGGTAACAGCCGATGCAGCCGAGGTGATATCGGCGAGGAAGCGATTGCCGCCCAGCTCCGCAAAGCTCGGATCGTGCTCGATATGCGGGCGGAGCGTCATGGCGTTCAGCGCATGGCCACGCCCATGATGATCCACGAGAAGGCCGAAAATGCGCCCGAAGAACGGATCGGCGAAATCTGTAGGAGCAAGAACATCCGCGATACCGTCAACGCGTCTGGCGTCATAAACCATCGCGGCGATCAGCAGATATTCGCTCTCGATATTTGTCAGGCTCACCGGCGCTCTGCCATCTTCTTGGCGAGTTCAGCCAGGACGCGAGCGACGGCATCGCCGATCGGTTGCCAATTGCAGTCTTCGGGGGGCTTTGGTAAGTCGGTCATGTGCATTCGCCCCTCCAACGGGCGGGTGTCCAGGGCGGGCGATCGCTTCCGGGAAGTCGCGATCCCCGCCCGCCTTATTCGTTACGCTCCATTGCGAGCGTTCGCAACATCGGCTAATTCCCCTCTCGCTTCGGCGTCAGCTCCCGTAGCAACGGCCTCCGCCATCCCTGTTTGGCGCGAGGCCGTTTTCACGTCAGCGTTGCCACAAGCGGATTGGCCAGCCTCCAGGGCGGCGTAATCTTGAGCACGTGCATGAGGTGGTCGAGCATGCCGCACGCCTCCGCCTCGTCGTCCGTTGCCGGGTTCATGCCGAATTGGCGGGCGCGCTCGATCGCCTGCCGCTTGAGGTTCACGCGACCAGTGACCACCATCCCGTTGAACCACGTATCCCGCCAATCGCGTTGCGCGATCGAGTAGAGCGTGCATTTTTTCACGTGCGCGATGCTCTCGATGTGTCCAACGAGGCCATAGGTGCCGAGCAGATTGTGCAGCTTGTCGGTCGGCAGTTTCAGCGGCGTTTCATGCGCCAGGATGTTGATCTCGCGCTCCGCGTGGATGTTCGAGATCTCGCGGTGGATCTGCACGAACCCCATAGCCCGACGACTGCCGCCATCGCACAGCGGCCACGCACCCGATCTCGGCAATGGATCGCCGCTATCCCACAAGGCCCATCCGGTGCTGGAGAGCGACTGATCCATTGCCAAGATGCGCATCAGTTGAGCAACGCGCTATCGGTCGGCGCGCTTTCGCGGACTGGCATACCGCTCACGGTATCGCCCATCTGGTCCACGAGATCCTGCGTGATGCCGCAGCCGAACGCGCCGATCATCCCGAAGAACGACCGCCAGTAATCGTTGCGCGTCTCGTCGGGCATCTGCGAGATCCGCATTGCGTCCTTCGCCGCCTTTTTGTTGACGTGGAACCCGTCTTCGACCCGCTTCCAGCTCGCCGACAGATCGCCGTTGATCTTGGAAATATCCGTCTTGTCGGGCTGAATTTCCTTGCGGATCAGCTCAACCGCACCCGAGAAATCGGGTTCGGCCGGGCCGTTGTCGTCGTTCTTTGGCTTCTTCGCCATGTGTCGGCTCCTATCCCCCATGAAAGGCGGCCGCCGGGCAAGCGGGGGGTATGCTGCCCGGCGACCTACGACACGC